ACTTGCACTCGAAGGTTCACTGAGAAGTGAAATTACTGAAGAGTTCATTGGTGGACTTAAAGAACTCTTTACAGACCATTATATTGAAGTTCCAGATGAGAAGGTTGATATTGTTGAAGGCCTTTACGATAAAGTCGAAGAACTTGAAGAAAAATTAAATTCTCAAATCGAAGAGAACGTTAAAACAAAAGACGAACTCAACGAATATCGCAAAGACAAAATCTTGGATGAAGTCTGTGAAGACCTTGCAGATACACAAACAGAAAAGATGAAGTCTCTCGTAGAAGGTGTTACATACGAAGAAGATGTAGATGGTTTTGAGAATAAAATAAAAACTATTAAGGAAAGTTATTTCCCTAATGGCGTTAAACAAGATGAAAATGTTGAACAAGAAGATGTATCATCGGAAGATTCGGAGGAAACTCCTGTTAAGATGAATAACATCATGGAAGCATATAGTAAAGCTATATCTCGTAAGTAAATTTTAACAAAAGTTTTTTTAAACAATTAAAGGAGTTTTAAAAATGCAACTCTCAGAAAATATTAACAAAAAGTGGGCGCCAGTCTTAGATCATCCAGATCTTCCTGAGATTACGGATGCACATCGCAGAGCAGTGACCGCTATATGTCTTGAAAATGTTGAAAATCAATATGCTCAAGATAATACTGGTGGTATGTTGATGGAAGCCGCGCCTACCACAATTATGGCTGTCAATGCACCGGCCCCCGCTACTGGTGGTGCTGCTGGTGGTTCAACACAATTAACTCAGGATTTTGCTGATCCTGTTTTGATCTCAATGGTACGGCGTGCAATGCCTCAACTCGTAGCATACGATGTTTGTGGTGTACAACCAATGTCCGGCCCAACTGGATTGATCTTTGCTCTCAAGAGTCGAGTCAATTCTATGTCAGGTGCAGAAATGCCAGGAGTCAATGCTGACGCCGTTGCAAGTGAATCTGGTACGCCAGGACACTCATCGGGTGACTTAGTTAAGACGCCTGGTCTTTTGATTACTGCCGGTGATGGTAGTGGACAAACTGGTAACGAATTCTCCGCATCAAGTGCTCTGGAAACAGACGCTGGTGAGGGAGATATTGCTGGTCAAATGTCCTTCTCAATTGAGAAGATTTCAATCGCCGCTGGTACACGTGCCCTGAAAGGTTCCTATTCAATGGAACTCGCACAGGATTTACGTGCAGTTCATGGTCTGGATGCAGAAGCAGAACTTGCTAACATTCTGTCTGGTGAAATTCTTGCAGAAATCAACCGTGAGGTTGTTCGTAAGATTTATGTCAATGCCGCAGTTGGTGCCCAAATTGGTACAACTACTGCTGGTCTGTTTGACCTTGATACCGATTCCAATGGTCGTTGGATGGTTGAGAAGTTCAAAGGTCTGATGATGCAGATTGAAAAAGATGCAAATCAGATTGGTAAAGACACACGAAGAGGAAAAGGAAACATTCTGATGACTTCATCTGATGTAGCCTCTGCCCTTCAGATGGCAGGTATGTTAGATTATGCTCCTGCAATGAGCACAGATTTGAATACAGATACCGCAGCATCAACTTTTGCTGGTGTTCTTAATGGACGCTATAAAGTATATGTTGATCCATATGCTGATGCCCATGCACAAGAATTTTATTGTGTAGGTTATAAAGGTGATTCGCCAATGGATGCTGGAATTTTCTATTGCCCATACGTTCCGTTACAAATGGTTCGTGCGGTTGATAGTTCTAGTTTTCAACCACAGATTGCTTTCAAAACACGTTATGGTCTGGTTGCAAACCCATTTGCAGAAAATGCAAGTACTTCAACTGGTCGTATGACAGGTGTTCTTGCAACTAATCCTCACCTTAATGTATATTACAGAAAAGCTGGTATTCAAAACTTGATGTAATACTTGACCTACATACTTGTAGGATTTCTAAAAGGGAGTGGAGAAATCTACTCCCTTTTTTTGTTTGTAGTCATTTTCTTGTGAGGTATTATGATAATAGTGATAGGTAATGGACAATCCAATTTCGTAGTAAATCCAAAATTATTTGAAAATCATTTAACCTATGGTTGTGATTTTGTTTACCGAAAACATATGCCAGACCACTTGGTGTGTCAAGATGTAGATGCACAATTGGAATTAATTACAAATAAACACACAAGAAAAAATAAATGTTATTTTAGAGGATTTGGTTTGATTCCAAGCACGAATTATGATATGCTTCGTCAAACTGTAGATCCACGAATGAAGATAGGAGAAAACTCTCCTAAAACAGAAAATTTTGTTAATTTTTCTTATAAAGGTGTGGCCTATTTTATTTGGGTTGATTCTTCTGATCTAATAGAAGATATTGAATGGTGGGATGATAATTGGAATACCGATGCAGTTGCATTGCGTTTGGCCTGTCAACATAATTTTGGAGAAACTTTTTATTGTGTGGGGTTTGATTATTTTCATAATCAAACTAGCGAAGGAATATATCTTGGGTCTGACCTTTCAAAATTTCATGAAAAGGACAATACTTCTTACCTCAAACAACATAAACAAATAGAGGAAGAGTTTCCAAATTCTAAATTTATTTTTGTTGGGAAAGATATTGACTATGGAGAGTTTGAAAATCTGTTGAATAAATAGTATAGAGAAAGACAAATAAGGAATTCTATGGCCGCAACAAATAAAATACCCGATAATTTAAATTATCTTTCAAATATCAGTTTCAGACTAACAATGGAAGATGCACCGAGCCTCACTTGGTTTTGTCAGGGCGCAAGTATTCCTGGCGTTTCTATCGATGCAATTGAAATATACAATCCTCATGCAACTGTTCCTGTCGCTGGTTCAAAAGTCAGTTTTGAAGAGTTATCTGTTCGTTTTATTGTTGATGAACATCTAAAAAATTGGATAGAAATATATGATAGAATTATTGCATTAGGTCTTGCAGAAGGACATGAGAAATATCGTAAGTTAAAAGCAGGAGGAACAAATCCTACTGCAAGGGGTGGAACTATATCAACCATTATTCTTACTCTTTTAACAAGTGCAATGAATCCGCAAATGGAATTTCATTTTTATGATGCATTCCCCATTAATGTATCGTCTATTGAATTTGACAGTTCTGCAGCCGATTTGGAATTTTTTCAAGCGTCTGCTACTTTTCGATATACCAATTATGAGGTTAAAAATTTATTGAATAATTAATAATACTATGAAACTTGAAAACATCATGAAAGAATGGGAAGAGGATGCACCCATTGATAACCAGAATTTAGATGGTGAATCAATAAAAATTCCAAATCTACACGCAAAATACATGGAAATGTACACGAAGGAAAAAAGAACGCTTCGTGAATTTAAAAGAAAATGGAAGGTTCTATTTCAAAAGAGATGGGAGGCCGTAATTGCTAAAGATGGAAAAAAACCAGAACATGATATTCGTATATCTAAATCAGAATTGGAAAAATATTATGTTGCAGCAGATAGTGAGTTGCAAGAATTTGAAGCATTGATAAATGACCAAGAAGATAAAGTTGATTATCTATCGGGAGTGTTAGATAATATCAAGAATAGAAATTGGCAAATCAAAAACGCAATTGATTGGAGTAAATTTCAAGTTGGACTTGGGTAGTCGTGCAAATCATAATGGAAAAAGAGAACGAAGTATATCTGCGGCTCTCTTGCGAACCTGGCGTCAGGATGGAATTGAATCAGTATTTTCGATTTCGTCCAAAGAATTATCAATTCATGCCAATGTTTCGCAGAAAGAAGTGGGATGGGTATGTATATCTTTTCAATAATGATAGTGGTAGGATATATTATGGTTTAAAGAATGAAATTCAACGATTTGCATCTGACCGTGAATATGAATTAATTGACCAAACAAATGACCCAATTGAAAAAATATCAAACGATGATTATTTTAAATTTCTTACTTCATTTCCTTGTAAATATAAATTAAGAGACTATCAAAATTTTGCAATTAGGCACTCAATTGACAATAAACGATGTGTGCTTCTTTCACCCACAGCTTCTGGTAAATCTCTCATAATTTATTATTTGATAAGATATTATTTTCCCGAAAAATCATTAATCATTGTTCCCACCCTTTCATTAGTTAGCCAGATGTATTCTGATTTTGAATCTTATGCAGACAAAGGGTTTGAGGTTGAAAAATTCGTCCATAAAATTTTTGGGGGTCAAGAAAAAATAACAGATAAACCAATCATAATTTCAACATGGCAGTCTTTATATGAATTAAAAAAGGATTTCTTTACAGATTTTAAGTTAGTGATTGGAGATGAAGCTCATCTTTATAAAGCACAATCTCTTACTAAAATTATGAAGAACTTGGAGAATACATCTTACAGAATTGGAACAACTGGTACACTGGATGGAATTGAAGTGCATAAATTAATATTAGAGGGGTTATTTGGAACAACAAAGAGAGTAACGAGTACCAAAGAACTTATAAAGAAAAAAACATTATCAGAAATAATGATACGTTGTCTTGTTCTAAAATATTCAAAAGAAGCAAGTGCAATAGTATCAAAATTGAATTATCAAGAAGAACTTGACTTTTTAGTGAGCTATCCAGAACGGAATAAGTATATTTGTAATCTAGTAAATGGACTTGCTGGAAATACTTTGATATTATTTCAATTGGTGGAAAAACACGGCAATATTCTACATTCGATGTTACAAGACATTTTAGATGTTTCAACTAGAAAACTCTTTTATGTCTATGGAGGGACAGATGCAGAATCAAGAGAACAAGTCAGATCAATCGTTGAAGGAGAATCAAACGCCGTCATCTGTGCGAGCTATGGTGTATACAGTACTGGCATCAACATTAGGAATCTTCATAACATTGTTTTTGCTTCACCTTCTAAGTCTCGTATTAGAAATTTACAATCAATAGGCAGAGGATTAAGAAAATCTGAAACTAAATCGGCTGCAACACTTTATGATATTTCAGATGATTTAACTTATAATGGAAGAAAGAATTATACTTTAAATCATTTTGTAGAAAGAGTGAAGATTTATACAAGTGAACACTTTCCTTATCACATCTATACAATACCAATGTAAGGATAGTATATTCCCACCTCAAACCGTCACATACTCATTATAACACTTTTTGATGGATTTGTCAAGGGGTTTGAAAAACTTGACAAAATAGTTATAATTTGATATAATGGTAATATGAAAAATATAGAAAGGAATGTATGGCTAGGAAGAAACAACATTATGTTGATAATGAGAAATTTTTGGTAGTCATGGGAGATTACCGTGAAGAATATTTAAAAGCGAAAGATAATGACCTTGAATTACCTGTATTACCAGATTATGCAGGGGAATGTTTTCTTAAAATAGCGGAACGATTGTCCCATAGACCAAATTTTATTAATTATGCATTTAGAGAAGAGATGGTAAGTGATGGAATAGAAAATTGTGTAATGTATGCAAGTAATTTTAATCCAGAAAAATCAAAAAATCCATTTGCATATTTCACTCAAATAATATATTATGCTTTTTTACGAAGAATTGAAAAAGAGAAAAAACAATTGTATATCAAATATAAAACAATGGACGAATATAATTCAATCGAAGATTATGTTGATATGGGAGAAATGAAAGGTACTGAGGCGTCAAGTATTACATCGGGAACATCTCCAATGACAGCTGATAAACGTGCAAACATATATGATTTTATTAGTACATTTGAAGAGAAAAAACGGAAAAAGAAAAAAGCACGAGAAGTGTCTAAAAAAGATGATGATATTGCACAATTATCACCACTTGTTTCTTATATGAAAGAGGGAATTTACGCATGAAGATTGCTTTGCTGACAGATACACATTTCGGGGCTAGAAATGACAGTCTCATCTTTTCAGATTTTTTTCGGAAGTTTTATGAAAATATTTTCTTTCCTACTCTAAAGGAAAGGGGAATTAGAAAAGTGATACATCTTGGAGATGTGGTTGATAGGAGGAAGTTTATCAATTTCAAAACCTTGAACTCAATGAAGGATATTTTGTTTTCTCCTTTGGAAGAGATGGGATGTTGTATGGATATCATTGTGGGAAATCATGATCTTTACTATAAGAATACTACATCGATTAATTCTATGAATGAATTGACAAAGGGAATGCCTCATATTACTGTCTATGATGAACCAGCCGAAATTTCTTTGGATGGGAAAAACCAAGTGGTTTTTATTCCTTGGATATGCAATGAGAATGAAGACCAAACAAGAGAATTGATTGAAAAGACACGAGCTCCAATTGCATTCGGTCATCTTCAAATTGAAGGGATTGAACAACATAAGGGTTCGTTTGCAATTGAAGGACATTCACCATCAATGTTCAAAGCATTTCAAAAGGTGTATAGTGGACATTTTCATCATAAGTCTGAAACAGGAAATATTACTTATTTGGGAAATCCATATGAAATCACATGGGCAGATTATAATGACAAGAGAGGATTTCACATTTATGATACTGAAACAATGGAAACGGAGTTTATAGAAAATCCATATTCAATGTTTCATAAAATCTATTATGATGATGAAAAAACAGATTATGGTGATATATCTAAATACAAAGATTCTTATGTAAAAATTATTATTCGTAATAAAAACAACTCATATTTGTTTGAAGCGTTGATGGATAAATTGTTTGATGTTGGCATAGGTCATATTTCAGTAGTGGATAATCTTTTTGATATTGAAGATTTGGGAGAGGATATTGAGAATATGGAAGATGTAGAAGATACTATGAGTGTGATACGAAGTTGTGTTGATGGATTACAGTTTGAAAATAAAGAACCACTTAATAAATTAATGCAAGACCTTTATAATGAGGCATTGACAATGGAGACAGTATGAACTCGTAAAGAAAGGAACACAATGGGGTCAACAGAAGATTATTATTACAATGAATATTTACCCAATGAAATTAAAAAAAGAAAGGAACAGATGGTAGGAAAAGATGAAGAGCCATGGACAGCGATTGACCTAGAGTTGAGGGATGAAGATTTTATGAAAGTCGCTCAAGAAGCACATAGAAGAGATATCACCATCAATAAAATGGTTAATATCATATTAAAAGATGGAATGAAAAATATAGAATATCAATTTGAACACCCACCAAAACCACAACTTCTTAATGAAACTGAATGATTATATTTAAAAAAATCTCTTGGAAGAATTTTCTTTCTACAGGAGATACACCTACAGTTGTCTTTTTTGACAAGTCACCTACAACTTTAATAATTGGAGAAAATGGTTCTGGAAAATCAACAATTTTAGATGCATTGACATTTGGGTTGTTTGGAAAGGCCTTTCGGAGTATCAATAAACCACAATTAGTCAATACGATTAATGAGAGAGAGTTGTTGGTTGAAATAGATTTTTCTATTGGAAAGAAAAATTATACGATTAGAAGGGGTGCAAAACCAAATCTGTTTGAAATTATTTTAGATGGGAAGATGTTTGACCAAACAGCTAATGTTCGGGATTATCAAGAATATCTAGAAAAAGTAATTCTTAAATTGAACTATAAGTCATTTACTCAAATAGTTCTTTTGGGAAATTCTTCTTTTGAACCATTCATGCAATTGAAACAATCAGACCGCCGTGCAATAGTAGAAGACCTTTTAGATATTCAAATTTTTTCTTCAATGAATTCTATTTTGAAATCAAAAAATTTAGATTTGAAGAATGATATGGGAACTCTGGATATAGATAAGGGGTTGTATAAACAGAAGATTGAAATTCAAGAAGATTATATTAAAAGATTAAAAGAGGATAGTGATTCTATTATATCTCAAAAAGAAAAAGAAATAGAACATTTTAAGTCAAATAGAAGTTCTGTTTCAGATACGATGGCCGCACTTCAATCTGAATTAGGAACTCTTGGAAATAAATTATTAGATGAAGATTCCGCTAAGAAAAAATCATCTGAATACGAAAAAGTTCAAAGTCAAATTGAATATAAGTTACAACGAGAAGAGAAAGAATTAAATTTCTACGAAAAAAATTCAACGTGTTCGCAATGTAAACAAGACATTGATGATTTGTTTAAAAAAGAACGGATTATCGATATATCTAAAAAAATCGATGAGAAGAAAGATGGTTTGGATAAGATTCAAACAAAGATTGATGTTTTAGAAGAGAAATTGAAAAAGTATGGGGAAATAGGAAGAAATATAATTGAAAAAAATAATCAAATTGTAGCATCTCAGTCCAAGATAGATTCTTTTGGTGATAATATCGAAAGGGCTCAGAATGAAATCAATTCTCTGAGAAACAAGAAAAAACTTGATAATACAGTAGAAAATGAATTAAAAGAATTGAAGAAGTCATTAGAAGAAAGTTTGGAAGATTATTCTGAATTGAGTGAAACCAAACAACTTTATGAATATGCACATGAGTTGTTGAAAGATACGGGCATTAAAACGAAAATTATTCGCCAGTATGTTCCGATTATCAATAAGTATGTCAACAAGTATTTAAATGAACTAGATTTTCTGATTAATTTTTCTATTGATGAAAATTTTAACGAAACAATACAATCTCAGTATCGTGATGAATTTTCTTATGCTTCCTTTTCTGAAGGTGAGAAAATGAGAATTGACTTGGCATTATTGTTCACATGGCGTCAAGTTGCGAAACTCAAGAATAGTGTGAATACGAATCTTTTGATTTTAGATGAAGTGTTTGATTCATCTTTAGATGCAGAAGGAACAGATGCATTTTTAAAAATCATCAATTCTCTTGATGCAGATACAAATGTGTTTGTGATATCTCATAAGGGAGAAATCCTTTTTGATAAATTTTTAAGCACGATTAAATTCGTGAAAGAAAAACAATTTAGCCGAATAGAAATAACATGAATGACTTGATATGTGAATTGGTGAAAGAAACGGACTCCTTTTTGAAGGAGGTTCCAGAAAAATTTAATTTTGAAAATCCCCAAGTTGATCCTGAGAAATTACAAGAACAGTTGGTGGAAAATATGCTTCATCATGAGGGATATGGATTGTCTGCAAACCAAATTGGTATTCCTGTGCAAGCCTTTTCGATGATGTTGGATGAAAAGGCAATGGTAGTATTCAATCCAGAAATTTTGGAATGGAGTGAGGAGACAACCTATATAAGAGAGGGGTGTTTATCCTTCCCTGGCCTATATGTTGCAGTCGAAAGAGCACGTGCTGTTGCAATGAAATTTCAAGCATATGACGGAGAAGAACAGGGGGGAAGTTTACAAGATATGTCTGCAAAGATATTTCAACATGAAATGGAACACATGGAAGGTAAACTTTTTATAGATAATGTATCGGGATTTAAGTTGAAGTCTGCTATGAAAAAACGAAGAATTTATCTGAAACGAATCAACAGAAATAGAAAGGATTAATGTGGCAGAAGAACAAAGAGGAATAGAGGAAGTCAAAGATATTTTAGATTTCATGTTTTCCTTTATAGAGGCAGTGGGTAAGGCCAAAGAGGATGGAGAAATGTCATGGAGCGATGCAAGACATTTCATTGACCCAGTAAAAAAACTTTTTGATGCAGTTGAAGATATCGAAGAAGTTCTTCCAGAAATTGAAGACCTTGACGAATCAGAATATGATGAATTAGTTGCATATGTTAAAGATAAATGGGACTATGAAGAAGAAAATCTTGATTGGGTAGTTGATACTGCAATTGAAGCTGGAAGAGGTATTCTAACTCTTGTCAATATGCAAAAGGGATAATAGTATATAACTAGAACATCCCTTGGACAGTTTATCTCCTTTTTGAAATAACACAATAAAAAACTTTTGAAAAAAACTTGACATTCTATCTCGT